AAGCGAGTGAATAAACGCCCGTTACCGAGCGATTCCCGCGACACAGGACAGATTGAGCAGGACTGCGACTACTGGGTTGGCATCCACCGGGAAGGTGCTTTCGATGACAGCGTGCCGCCGGGAGAAACCGAGTTAATCCTGCGACTCAACCGCCACGGCAGTACCGGAACGGTTTATTGCAATCAGATTAACGGGGCAATTTACGACACGGACCAGCAGGCCGCCGCCGCAGAACGCCGCGGGCGTGAGCAGCAGCCGAAAAAGAAAGGGGGATTCTGATGAAAGGCAAACAGGCAATTCTGCGTTATCTCGAAACGCACCGGACATTCACAGCGAAGGATGTGGCCACAGAGTGCGGCATGACCATCAACTGCATCACGAAGAACGCTATCGATCTGGAGCGGTCCCGCAAGATTGTTCGCGTGAGCAAGGTCTGGCGAACGGTGACTTATCGCCTGGCGATGCCGGAAGAGCAGGATGGTACCGCGCGCAGCTGCACCAACGGAATATTTCAGGAGTTCCGCAACAGTCCAGCGATGAAGCGAGTATTGATGGTTTAGGGGAGGGTAGGGGTATGAGCAACAAATACGAAGATCTGATTAAAAATGCCAGGGTGAATGCCGAATGTGGTGAGCACATGTCGCCTGAAGAGGTTACGACTTTGCTTAACGTGGTTGAAACCACATTCGCGGCGCTGGCTGCGGAGAATGCCTATTTGGTGCCCAAAGCGGCCAGCGAACTGTCAAATGCCTGGGTGCTTCATAAGTACCTTATTGGCATTCAAGCAGCGATTATGTATCTGGATAATGGCAACAAGAAGGCCGCACAGGAATGGCTGTACGGAACTATTGCTGGTCCGGGATTTGAGTTCCCTGATGAGGTAGAGGACATCGACGCATGGGCAACTCATCAGATGCGCTGCAGTATCAGCCATCCGCAAGCGATCGAAATCATCAAAGCAGAGATCCCGGCGACCGACGCTTTCCTGGCTGAAGTGCGGGCCAGTGCAGTTGATGAAGTTTGCCTGAAAATTAGCAACGCAATTATTAATTGCTATCAAGATGAAATGGTCGGGCTTGATGAAGCAGCAACTATCTGCGGTGACTTCGCCGCCCAGCTTCGCAAGGGCGGTGCAACCGAAGAGAGGCAATCATTTCTCAGTGATGAAGATTGCCAGGCATTCGTCAAAGCATTCACGAAAGGAGCAGCCCAATGAGCAACATCGACAAACGCTCATTACGTGAAGCGGCTGAACGTGCAGGACAAAATGACTGGGAGTACGTCTACACCAGCGACCTCAGCGCCCCAGGGCGGGGATATATCACAGTAGGCGGAGCAGAGGCTATCTACTGTCTGAATAAAGCCGCAGGGGGAGTGAAACAGTCGGAAAACGTATTGAGATATATCGCTGCAGCTAGCCCGGAAACAATGCTGGCGCTGCTGAATGAGATTGCTGAACTTGAGCAACGACATTGCGGAACAGCATTGCTTGAGCGAGAAGAAATGCACACCAAAACTCTGGGTAGGATGTTGGATGAGCTGGAAGAGTCCGAGCGGCTACGCTTTAAGTTCCAGGAAGCTAACTGCGAATTGTGCCAGAAGCTGGAAGCCGCAGAGAAGCGGATTGCTGAGCTGGAGAGCGACAATACTTACATCAAAAACCGCCACAAAGAACTGGACCTGTTAATTGGCAAAAACATTCTGGTAATGCAGGCCGCAATAGTCGAATGGCAGGGAACTGGCGACGCCAGAAAAGGGCTGGCATGGATTTTTAACACGCTGTTTGGGCCTGGCGAACTGCCGGACGAGGCGGAGAAAGATGCCCAGGCATATTTTGACCGTAAATATGCTCCTCTCGACGAAGAACTCATGAACCTTCACCGTTGGTTCTGGGAGCAGAGCGAAGCTGAGCGCGCCGCCGCAGCCGGTAAAGGAGAGGCATCATGAGCACCATTTCCAAAGAACGTCTGGAACAATTAGCATCTGGAAACGCATGGGTTTGCGTTCAGGATGACGAAGCAGCTGAGCTGGCGCGTATCGCGCTGGCATCGCTCGAAGCGGAGCCTGTGGCTTACTCTCTGATATTCAGAAACATGGACGGCGTGCTGAATGATTATGTGAATGCAAATACCACATTTTCAACGATAGAAAAGGCACAGGCATACGGGAGAGGAGGTAACTATGTCAGACAGAATGACGGCTCCATGAAATGGGTTTCTGACCCATCGCTAGACCCGGTTGTTATTCCGCTATTCACCGCCCCGCCAGCGCCGGTATCTGTGCCTGATGAAGACTTGCTTCACATGGCAGCATCTGCGATAGAAGACCTGCTCAGTAACAAAGACAGGTATTGTGCCGGGGTTTGGGCTGACATTCCTGCTAAGTTGCGCCGAGCCGCCATGCTTCAGGGTGCCGAACCTGTGCAAGGCTGGATTCCGTGCAGTGAGCGGATGCCGGAATTTTACTTTTCCGTGCTAGTTACTGATGAGCACGAAGACATGGTAATTGCGTTGCCAGTTTGCTTGGATGCGGGGGATAAGTGCGCATTCCAGTTGAGCAATGGTGATATCTTTATCGCCACCCACTGGCAACCACTGCCAGCAGCACCGCTGCAGGAGGTGACTTAACGCAATCACATTTTCAACATCTCATGATAATTTAAGCGAGTTACAAAATGTGTATGGCGAAGATGAAGATTACAGGGCTTTAAAATGAACAAAAAAATATCTGCTTGTCTGATGGTTATGGCAATTCTTGCCCTGACAGGTTGCGCGAAGCAATCTGGCTGGGTGGTGTATGACGAAGGCCCAGGTTTTTTCACCGGGTTATGGCATGGATGGATAGCGGCATTTGCTATGATTGGGCATATTTTTGATAGCTCAATTGCTGTTTACTCCGTCCCAAATAACGGCGGTTGGTATGACTTTGGGTTTCTTTTGGGGGTAGGTGCTTTCGGTGGTTCTGCTGGAGCCGCTGCCCGATAATCAATTCGGCATAATTAAAATAAAGGCCTCTTCGGAGGCCTTTCTCTTGAGTTGATTTTGTTGAATCAACCGTCCATACTTTCTTTGCTGATGGCCTGAACACCCATTGGTGACTTCTTCGCATTTAAGGGGACTTAAATGCGACCACAATCTGAACTCCTCACCTTGTCACAGATGCAGAAATGCACCTGCGATTTTCTGCATTCTGCGTTACCTCTCGGAGGTGGCGTATGAAGCAGCACTACTGCATCGTTAACGACACCGTTAAAGAGAACCTCATCGCGTACATTCGCACCTTGCCGGTAAATCCTCGTGCGCCGATGGTGGTCGAGGCCCGGGAAGAGACCCGCACCGACAAGCAGAATCGCCTGATGTGGCCGCTGCTGAAAGACCTGTCTGACCAGGTAGTCTGGCACGGCGAAAAGCTGACCCGCGAGGAATGGAAGGACCTTATCACCGTTCTGGTGAACCAGACCCAGGACCAGGAGCAGAAGTCCGCGCCTGGCATCAACGGCGGCCGTGTTTATTTCGGCGTCCGCACTTCGAAATCCAGCAAGCGCTACATGGTTGACGTCATCGAGGCGATTTACTGGTTCGGCACCGACCGCGGCGTGAAGTTCTCCGAAGCATCCAGTAAGCGCATCGCCTGGGCGCAAGAGTGTAGGGCTTCCCGTGGGTAGTCCTCTCGCACGCGTCATCACCAATGAAATCTTCCGCGTTCCGGCGCGCCGCCAGCGTAAGCCTGCGGTTAAGCCCTCCGACATCCCGACTTTCAAGGACTACACCGCCCGCCTGGTGGATCAGAAATGGCTGCGTCTCGCGGCACGGAGGAACCATGCGTAAACCATCCCGCCGTAAGTGCAAAGTATGCGGTGAATACTTCGTGCCTAAATTCCACGACATCCGGATCCGCTGGTGCTGCCCGGAGCACGGCGCAATCCTCGCGATGGAAGAGCGCGAAAAGGAGAAGGTGAAAGCCGCGGCGAAGCGCATCAAAGAGCAGAAGGAGGCTGAGAAAGCAGGTCGCCAGCGCCGCGCAAAGCGTCGTAATGAGCTGAAGCCAATCCGCCACTGGGTGCAGATGACTCAACGCGCTTTCAACGACTGGCGGCGCGAAATGCTGCTGGCCGCCGGGAATGGCTGTATATCCTGCTGAACCAAGACCGCCTTCGCCTGGCACGCCGGACATTATCGCACCACAGCGGCTGCACCTCAGCTGCGCTTCAACCCGGACAATATCTGGCTCCAGTGCTCCGCATGCAATGTTCACAAATCAGGGAACATCGAGGCGTACCGTGCCGCGCTAGTTGAACTGATCGGCGAAGAACGCGTACTGGCTCTGGAATCCAACAACGAAACCCACCGATACACCCGTGAAGAACTGGACGGCATCCGCGCCAAGGCCAGGGCAGACCTTCGCGCACTGAAACAGCAGGAGGCAGCATGAAGATATTCACTCCAGTTGAAGCGAGAAAGTTTGTCGCCAGCATTTGGTATGAAACGACGCAGCTTTCGAAAAGAGAAAGGCTGTATGCGAAAGCTCGCGAACTGATAAGCGGCGATCGAGCGGAAATTATCTGTCAGACAGAAAACCCTGAATACAGAAAGTCAGCACGGGAGTGGTGGAATCATGACCAGAGCTGATTTCGAAAAGTACCAGGCAGAAAGCGTTAAGCGCGCCAGCATGCCGCCAGTAGCAAAGCACAGCCAGACCAAAACCAACCAGCCACAGAAGGAAGCCGCATAATGAAACTGGAATTAACCAACGACCAGCATCAATGGGTAGACCAGTGGCTCCAGTTGTGGGGCGCATGGTGCCAGACCGGCAAGATTGATAAAGCGATGATCAACATGATTGCCAGATTCATGGCTACCGTCGAGCCCCAGCAAGCATCACGGCCGGTATGTAGTGATGATGACGGAATGCTCATTGATGCTGTCATTCGCCACTACCTGAAGAATGTGGATGAAAATGCATGGCGGGTTATCTTCGCCTACTATGTCTGCAACTCCAGCGAGATCCGAATTGCATCATGGCAGCATGCAGTAAGTAAGCCTCGCCTTATGAAGACGCGTGGCGGAAATCAGTACAAACACCCAAGCATCTCGACAATCCGTAGAGAGGTGAAGCAAATCATCAATGCTTCATTGTTCTGTTTATACCAACCGCTTCAAAATGCGTTTAACGATCGCGAAAATGTGAGGAAAGTTGCAAATAAATCACACAACGTGCTTGCAATTTAATGAACAAATGAGCAAACTAATTCGTATATGTTGCCATTGTTGTGTGTAACATGAATAAATTCCAAGCCCCGCCATCGTGCGGGGCTTTTTCGTTTCAGGGTCAGAAGCACAGCGGTTGTGCGTTCGGCTGTTAACCGAATGGTCGAAGGTTCGAATCCTTCCTGTCCCGCCAAATTCGCCGGTCTAGTTCAGTGGCAGAACGGCAGCCTTGTAAGCTGCGCGTCAGAGGTTCGATTCCTTTGCCCGGCACCAGAACCCACTGCCTGGGACCCTTAGGCCAACGAGCCGACATTGCCTTACCCCCATATTGCCCGCCTGTCGCGGGCTTTTTTATTTCGGCCGCAGACAATCAATTCCAGATGCCACGTAGCTATCGTGTCTGACGGCCTTCCCCACTACACGAACAGCACCCGCATACAGCGAGGTGAGAGTATGTATCGAATGGACAAACTAACGACTGGTATCTCCTATGGCGCGTCAGGAGGTAGCGCGTTGTTCTGGTTCAAGAGGCTTCTTGATGGATACACGCCGGAACAGTGGGCTGCGATTGGGGTCATGGGTAGCTTGATGTTTGGCCTCCTGACATTCCTGACGAACCTGTACTTCAAAATTAAAGAGGATCGGCGTAAGGCCGCGCGAGGTGAATAATGTCCCCAGCACTGCGAAACAGCGTTCTCGGTGCCGGGAGTGCGATTGCCGTAGCCGCTGCGCTCATAACCGGGCCGACCGGTAACGATGGCCTTGAGGGTGTTAGATACAAACCCTATCAGGATGTGATCGGCGTCTGGACAGTCTGCTATGGTCACACCGGGAGCGACGTAAAAATCGGGAAGACGTACACAGAATCCGAGTGCCGTGCGCTACTCAATAAAGACCTGAACACCGTCGCCCGACAGATTGACCCATACATCCTGAAGTCAATCCCTGAAACGATGCGCGGCGCGCTTTACTCGTTCACGTATAACGTCGGCGCCGGAAGTTTCCGCTCATCCACCATGCTGAAGAAAATTAACCAGGGAGATCAGAAAGGCGCATGCGATGAGTTGCGTCGCTGGACTTATGCTGGAGGCAAGCAGTGGAAAGGACTGATAACCCGTCGGGAGATTGAGCGCGAAGTCTGCATGTGGGGCCAGAAATGAGCCGCCTTACCGCTATCATCGCCGCGGTGGTGGCTTGTCTGATTGTCTGTCTTGGCTGGCTGGCAATGCATTACCACAACGCCGCCAGTAAGCAGCAGGCGCGAGCAGAAACCGCAGAGCAGCAAATTAACGCCGCTGAGTCAGTGACCTCTAACGTCCTGGCCACCATGACCATCTTCAACACCATCTCCGAGGCCAATCAGCATGCAAAAGAGCAGATCGCACTGGACGCATCGGGAGCCTCGGCAGATATCAAGGCTGCTGTTGCGAACGATGGCTGTGCTCGCCGTCCTGTTCCTGATGGCGCAGTTAAGCGGCTGCAACAATACGCGGACGGTTTACATCAGGGTTCCGGTGGTGCCGCTCCCGGTAAACCTCACAGCTGAGACGCCTTACCCCGCCATCCCGGATCCGATGTCATGGGGTCAAAGCCTGGATCTGAATGTCAGCCTGCTGTCTGCCCTAGGGCAGTGCAACCGCGACAAGGCAGACATCCGGGAAGCAGAGAAGAAACGAGCCTCGCAATAGCGGGGCTTTTTTATGCCCGAATTTCACCGCGCACCGCAGCGCATTCAAACCACGTCGAACCATACCCTTTGAAATGAGCCTTTGAGGAAGTCAGTTAGTGCTGGCGAGCCTCGACGGGCTGATTTCCTATGCGGCAAAGGTTCATCTCAAAGAAAGGTACACGCTATGAATAATCCGTCAGTTATTCCGGCCTTCGACTTCCGAGAAATGGTTTTGCCATCCAACGGAAAGGTCATCACGACGTCCATGAAGATCGCCCGCTATTTCGGCAAGGCGCATAAAAACGTTCTTCGCACTCTCAAGCGGCTGGAGTCTGAATGCTCCCCAGACTTTAACCGGCTCAATTTTGAGCCCGTTGAATACCTCGATAAGAAAGGTGAGATGCGCCTGATGTATAACATCACGAAAGATGGCTGGATGATGCTTGTAATGGGCTTCACCGGAAAGACGGCGACCGCGATTAAAGAGCAATATATCGCTGCCTTTAACTGGATGTCCGAACAACTTAGCCGACGCATGGCGATGGGCGAAGAAATGCAGCACCGCTACGCCATCAAAGAAACGCGCTCAAAGCTGAAAGGCACGATCGGCAGCCGGTTAATGAACGAGCGGAAGAAAGAGAAGCGCGTTCTGGAGCTCGAGCATGAGCACATCATGCAGGTAACGCAGCCCGAGTTGCTTATTGGCTGATCGCGGCATTACAGGAGCCCTTCACTGAGGGGCTTCGATAATGTCAACGTGAGGTAAGTATTATGGCAAAACCGGACTGGGGAGCACTGCAAGACCAGTTCCTCGCCGAGCATGCCAAAACAGGTATTTCCCCCAAAGACTGGTGCGAAGCGCAGGGACTGAATTACTCGACTGCAAAGCGCTATATCAAAATTGCGAATGGTAGTGCGAATTCGCAAAAGAAAAGTGCGAATAAAACTGCGAATTCGCAAAAGGAGAAAGTGGCAAAGAGTAAGCCACCAGCGGGCTTAGTGGATAACTGCGAATTCGCAAAACCATCAAACTCACCAGAAACGAAACGCGCTCATTATAATTCCAGACCCGGAAATCAGAACGCATTGAAGCATGGTGGCTATGGACGCCGAATGCTTCTATCTGACGCCATTACCGAGGATGCTCAGGCGCTCACTCTTGATGATGAGCTTTTCTGGTTGCGTGCGGCGAACCTTACCGCTGCCGAAAATATTGGCCGCTGGCAGACTGAGCTTGAAATAGCTGATGGCGATACCGCCAATAATCTTCTCGAGCTAATTTCATCTGCGCAAAAAGCCATGCACCGTAACACCGCCCGCATTGAGTCGCTGGAATTCACAAAGGCATCTATAGAGCATCGGCTCGCCTCCACTGACAAAGTGTCTCTGGAAGCGGATCGCCTTCGTCGTGATGCTGGCGTTGATGACGGTAATGGAGATCGTGACCTTAATGACTTCTACTCTGACATCCAAACCGACCCTGAATCCGGCTCTAAGGAACTTCTGGACGACACAGGCTCGAAATAAAGTACTTTTTGGTGGGCGCTCATCGTCAAAGTCATGGGATGCTGCTGGGTTTGCTGTCTTTCTGGCAAATAAATACAACCTGCGTTTCTGTTGCGCGCGTCAAATTCAGAACAAAATCGAAGAGTCGGTTTATACCCTGCTCAAAATACAGATTGAACGGTTTGGGCTGCGGCATCGCTTCCGAATTCTGAATAATAAAATTATCAACCGGGTCACTGGCTCAGAATTCGTGTTTTACGGTTTATGGCGCAATATCGAAGAAATTAAATCCTTGGAAGGTATCAGCGTTTTGTGGCTTGAAGAAGCCCATGCACTAACGGAATACCAGTGGAAGATACTGGAACCAACCATTCGTAAAAGCGGATCTGAATGCTGGTTTATTTTTAACCCTGGTCTGGTGACTGACTTTGTATGGCGTAATTTCGTTGTTGATCCACCAGAAGATACGTTGGTGCGAAAAATCAATTACGACGAAAACCCATTCCTCTCAGACACCATGCTTAAGGTTATCTCGGCTGCAAAGCGTCGTGATCCGGAGGGGTTTGACCACGTTTATATGGGGGTTCCCGAATCTGATGATGACGCGGCAATTATTAAACTTTCGTGGATTGAGGCTGCAATAGATGCCCATAAGGTGCTTGGTTTTGAGCCAAACGGACGAAAGCGAATAGGCTTCGACGTTGCCGATAGCGGTGCGGATAAGTGCTCCAATGTTTATCGTCATGGCTCCGTTGTGTATTGGGCTGATGAATGGAAGGCAAAAGAAGACGAGCTTCTTAAAAGCTGCCAGCGGGCATATCAGGCAGCCACAGAGAGAAGTGCTGATATCGTTTATGACTCCATTGGTGTTGGCGCTTCTGCTGGTGCTAAATTCTCGGAAATTAACGAAGACAGACGACGTGAAAATCCTTATTCACGACCAGTTAATTATCAACGCTTCAATGCTGGCGCTGGTGTGAACGAGCCAGATTCTGAATATAACGGCATTCCGAATAAAGACTTCTTTGCCAATCTGAAAGCCCAGGCATGGTGGCTGGTAGCTGATCGCTTTCGTAATACGTTCAACGCGGTGAAAAATGGAGAGGAATATCCTGTTGATGAGTTGATAAGTATCGATTCATCGTGCCCGCACCTGGAGAAACTAAAGCTTGAGCTGACGACCCCGCACCGAGACTTTGATCGTAACGGTAGGGTTATGGTTGAAAGCAAGAAAGATTTGGCTAAGCGCGATATCCCCTCACCTAACATTGCCGACGCTTTCATAATGGCGTTCGCGCCGACCGATACAACAATGGATATTTGGGAATTGCTCGGGAGGCAAGCCTAATGGCACGAAACAAGCAAGCCTCTCAGCGAAAGGTGCAGGCCACCGCTGATGGCTACGAAAACTTTGTCGCCCGCGTAGGGATGCAGACGCCTAACCAGCATTCAGCATCGACCTACCGGGCGAACTTCACCAGCCGCAACCGCATGCTGGTGGAATGGTCTTATCGTTCGTCATGGATCATCGGCGAAGCGGTCGACGCTATCCCGGACGATATGACCCGGAAAGGCATTCGCATCACCTCGGAGATTGACGCGAAAGACCGTGGCACCCTCGAAGCGCAGCTGGACGAGTTGCAGATCTGGGATGCGCTGAACGACGTGCTGAAATGGTCGCGTCTCTACGGCGGCGCGGTCGGCTTCATCATGATTGAGGGGCAGGCACCAATGACCCCGTTGCGGCTCGAAACCATTGGAGAAGGCAAGTTTAAGGGCATTCTCCCGCTCGACCGCTGGATGATTAACCCGGTGCTGACCCGCCGCATTAAAGATATGGGGCCGGATCTCGGCAAACCTGAGTTTTACGACGTGGTGACAACTGCAACGGGCATCCCGTCCTGGCGCATCCATCATAGTCGCCTGATTCGCTTCGATGGTGTCACGCTGCCATTCCAGCAGAAGATGACCGAGAACGAATGGGGAATGTCGGTTGTAGAGCGTATCTGGGATCGGCTTACTGCGTTCGACAGCGCCACTGTCGGCGCGGCGCAGCTGGTCTACAAAGCGCATCTGCGTACCTACAAAGTGAAAAAGCTCCGTGAGCTTATTGCGCTGGGTGGTCCCGCGTTCGAAGCGCTGCTGAAGAACATCGATCTGATTCGCCAGTTCCAGAGCAATGAAGGCATGACGCTGATGGATTCCGAAGATACTTTCGAAACCCACCAGTACAGCTTCAGCGGTCTGGATGACATTCTTTCGCAGTTCGCTGAGCAGATCAGCGGTGCCGTTGGTATCCCGCTGGTGCGCCTGTTCGGTCAATCCCCGAAAGGCTTCTCTACTGGTGACGCAGACCTCGCCAACTATTACGACCGGGTGAGCTCATTGCAGGAGCGCCGCTTACGGCTGCCGATGCGCCGGATACTGGACATTATGCACCGCTCGGAACTCGGTAAGCCGCTGCCGGACGATTTCACGTTTGAGTTTAACCCGCTATGGCAAATGTCTGACGTTGACCGCTCAACGGTGGCCGTAAACACCACCAACGCGATCAGCACCGCGCTGGGCGACGGATTGATGACGCGTAAGGCGGCGATGACCGACCTGCGCGAAAACTCTGACGTCACCGGTATCGGGGCATCCATTACCGACGAGGATATCGAGAATGCCGAAGACGAAGCGCCGCCAGGCATCGGCGAACTTGGCGATAAACCGCCAGAGTCGCCAGGCGGAGATCCGATATCGAACGAGCCTACGGCAGATAGCGCGGGCGGTCGGGGATATCGTAAATGGGCGCTACGATGGTTCAAACGATAGCGTTACCGAAATAATGGATGCGCTGGAGCGCTACAGCGAAATCATCACCCCCTGGGCGACGAAGGTTGCTGAGAACTTTACCGCCGACATTGCGTGCCAGAATGAAAAGCAGTGGCGTCAGCACAGCCGGAACATCAGCGCAGAGCTGCGCAACATGGTCGACCGCGCCCCGGTAGGCCAGGTGATGAAATCCATCGTCGCCGAGCAAATTAAGTACATCAAGTCACTGCCTCTTGAGGCCGCCGATCGGGTGTATGACATTCAGAACAAAGCCATCGAGGCCGTTGTGACTGGTGGCCGCGCTGAACCATTCGCGAAAGAGATAGCTGCGTCCGGTGACGTGTCACGCTCACGAGCGAACCTTATCGCCCGTACCGAGCTTGGGCGTGCAACCGGCGCGCTCGATCAGGCGCGTGCGCTGTCAATTGGTTCGAATGGTTATATCTGGCGTACAGCCGAAGATGGCGATGTCCGGCACTCTCATCGTGAGATGGAGGGCAAGTTTGTCGAATGGGGCCGACCTCCAACGCTTGACGGCATGACCGGTCATGCTGGCGAGCTCCCGAACTGCCGCTGTTATAAAGAGATCGTCTTCCCCAACCCTCATTCTTATCTCGCCTGAATCGCAGGTAAACCATGAAATATTTTTTCAATACCCGGCTGGGGGAAACCCGCTATCAGCTGGCTGACGGCTCTCTGTTGTGCAAAGACGTGCCGATAGGTCGAACGGGTAAACAGCTCTACGGCGCTGCCGATCTGCCAAACCTCAAACCCGACAAGCTCGGTGAGATAGTCGTAACGCGCTCTCCTGAGCAGGTATTCCATCCGGCCACGCTCGCCTCATTCGAAGGGATGAGCATCACGATCCTGCATCCTGAAGATGAAAACGGGAATGTGCGGCTGGTTAATCCCGAGAACTGGAAAGAGCTTGCTGTCGGGCATCTTCAGAACGTGCGGCGCGGGACTGGTGACCAGTCTGATTTGATGCTGGCTGACCTTATCGTCAAAGACGAAAGCGCCATTCAGCTTATCGAAGATGGCCTGCGTGAAGTGTCGTGCGGCTATGACGCGGAGTACGAGCAGACCGAGCCAGGTAAAGCCGAGCAGGTCGATATTACCGGAAACCATGTGGCTCTTGTCCCTAAAGGCAGAGCCGGAAATCGTTGTGCAATTGGAGACAGAGACACAATGGCAAATCAAAAGAAAAGCTGGTGGACCCGCATGCGCACGGCCATCAAAACGGGTGACGCGGACACCATGAACGAACTGCTGGACTCTGCGCCAGCAGCGGTAACGGGTGATGAAGGGGATCTGCCGAGCGGCGTTAACCTCAACATTAACCTTTCACCGCAACAACCATTGCCGGACAAAAAGCCGGAAATGGGCGGAGAGCCAACCGGCGACGGAGAGGACGATATCAAAACCTTGCTTAAAGCCCTGCTGGCTAAGCTGGAAGGAAACGCGACGGGCGATAACGACAATAAGCCTGACGATAAAGACAAAAAAGAGCCAACCTGCGACGGCGAGGACGACGAAGAGGAAACCACGATTACCGGTGACTCTGCCTATCGTGCCGAGGTTATCGTCCCGGGTATCGATCTGAGCCGTAAGGTGAAACCGACCGCGTTCAAACGTGATGTGCTGGCTGCCGCTGACAAAACACTGGTTCGCCAGGTTGTCGGTGATGCGGATATCCGCAAATTGCCCAAGCAATCGGTCGATATGGCGTTTAACGCTGTGTCTGAGATTGCCAAAGGGCGAAACACCCGCAGCACCACGGGCGATGCACAACGTCCAAATATGGGCATGACCAGCATCGCTTCCCTGAACAAACAAAACGCCGACTTCTGGTCTAACCGCAAAGGATAATCCAATGACTGCATATCTGTACCGGATGCCTGTTGGCATTGCCGGGGCTATCTCTCGCCCGCAGGACTTAACCGTCGAACCGGTGATCCTTAAATCCGCTAACGCCTTCGCTGCCTATGGTCTGGCTGGCAAATACGACGCTGACGGCTTTTTCGTGCCGCTGGCGGACGGTGACACCGCCGACAAGGTGAAGGGTATCTACGTTCGTCCGTATCCGACCACATCGCAACCAGACATGGTTCGCCAGGTGGGGACGGATAAGAATTTCCCGGGCGACGCCATGAAGCGTGGCTACATGACCGTTAACCTCGGATCTGGCTTCGATGCCAGCACCATCAAAAAAGGCGATCCTGTCTACGTGGTCGTTTCGCTCGATTCAACCATTGACGTGCCGCTGGGCGGCTTCATGTCCGCGTCCGTAAGTGGCAAAAACGTGGCGCTGACCAACGCCGAATTCACAGGGGCCGGTGACGCTAACGGCAATGCAGAAATCTCCTGGAAGATTTAAGGAACAGACGAATGATTACTTTTGATCAGGCAACCGTTGATAGCTCTGGTGCCTTTCTCATCGGGGAACTGGAGCGACTCGACCAGACGCTGAACCTGCCGCTGGTGGGTTATACTTGGACCCGCGATATTCAGCTGCGTGAAGACGTTTCTATCGCAGATGACATTTCCAGCTGGACTAACACCAGCTTTGGCGCGGCGGGTACTGGCGCAAATCCGAACGGTAAAAACTGGGTAGGCAAAGACTCCACTGCTATTGCTGGCGTGAACGTTGATATCGGCAAAGACGGCAATCCGCTGAACCTCTGGGGCATGGAACTGGGCTGGACCGTTGTAGAGCTGGCAGCAGCTCAGCAGGTAGGTCGCCCGATTGATACCCAGAAGTACGACGGCATGCAGTTGAAATGGCAGATGGACAACGATGAACAGGTTTACATCGGCGATGATGCGCTCGGCCTGAAAGGTCTGGCAAACCTTGTCGGTGTGACGCTGAACAATGCACCGAAGACCTGGGCGAACTCCACCAACGACGAGATCCTCGATAGCGTGAACAGCATTCTGTCGAATGCCTGGGCAGCATCCGGTTATTCCGTCGTGCCTTCTGATCTGCGCATTCCGCCAGAGCAGTATTCACTGCTGGCGAGCCGTAAGGTTTCCGAAGCGGGTAACCAGTCACTGCTGACCTATCTGGCCGTGAACACTATCGCTTTCCACCAGAACGGCGTTCCGCTGGAAATCAAAGCGGTTAAATGGCTGAAAGGGCGCGGGGTTGGCGGTAAAGACCGTATGGTCGCCTACACCAACGACAAGAAATACGTGCGCTATCCGCTGGTGCCGTTGCAGAGCGTTCCTATCCAGTATCGCGGTCTGTACCAGATTGCTACCTACTACGGCAAGCTCGGTGCGGTTGAGCCAGTGTACAAAGAAACCCTGTCCTACGTGGACGGTATCTGATAACCAGAACGGCCCCGAAAGGGGCCAGAAGGAAACTGAAAATGGCGAAAGAAAAGCTGGTTACCATCCATGTTCACACCCCGTTTACGCTGACGCTCGGCGATCAGTCAAAACAGGAGTTTGGCCGGGGACGGCATAACGTACCGGAAGAGGTCGCGTCGCACTGGTTCACCCAGGCGCACTCTGAGCTTTCCGAAAGCGCGATTAGCGACACCGATGATCTGCAACCCATTATCGACGGCCTGCAAGCGCAGATTGCCGACAAAGATAAGCAGATTGTCGATAAAGATCAGCTGATTGCCGATCTGAAAGAAGCGCTGCTCAAGCTGCAAGAGCAGAACGACAGCCTGCAAGCGCAGATTGCTGCCGCCCAGACTGGCGGTAATGGGGCGAAAGATGCCAAAGAATCAAAGCCTGCCAACAGTAAGTGATTTTCGCCGCGACTTCCCGCAGTTTGCTGACCCGGCAAAATATCCCGACGTCCAAATCGAGTTCCGTCTGAATCTTGCCGATGAACTGTTGAGCGAAAACGTCACCGGCAAAAAGTTGTTTCCGTACTTTGCCGAGTTGTTCGTTGCGCACTATATGACGCTTTGGGCGGCAGATAGCCGGGCGATGCTGGTTGGCGGTCCGGGCGGTTCAACCAATGGTGTTCAGTCCTCTAAGTCCGTTGACAAGGTAAGCGTCAGCTATGACACCAGCGCGACGCTAAACCCTGACGCAGGCTTCTGGAATAACACCCGATATGGCGCTGAATTTTATCAAGTGATCACGATGTTCGGTGCGGGCGGTCGCCAGCTATGAGTTTCAAAAGCGGTGTAACAACGAGGGTGGATAACGCTCAGGCCATTCTGGATGCGCTCAAATCCATCGGTAAAAAAGAAGTGCTGGTGGGCATCCCGGAAGAAGACAGCGAGCGTGAGGATGTTCCGTTTGGTAATGCCGGGATCGGTTACGTCAACGAATACGGCTCACCAGCGCAAAACATCCCCCCGCGCCCGCACCTGATCCCCGGCGTTAAATCGGTAGAGGAACAGACAGTGCCGCAGCTAAAAGCAGCGGCGCAGGCTGCGCTTGATGGTAATGCGGCGGGTGCGGAAAGAGCGCTCAACCGCGCCGGAACGCTGGCCGCTAATGGCGTCAGGCGTTACATGACTATTACCGGCTTTACACCGCTTGCTGATAGCACCGTTGAAGCCCGCGCGCGTCGAGGGCGTAAAGGGGCGAAAGCGGAGCTTGCCCGACGCGCTGCTGGCGAGTCCCCCGGAACCGATCTGGTGAAACCGCTAATCGACACCGGGCAATATCGCAGAGCCATTACCCATGTTGTGAGGGATAAAGATGCCGACTCTTGATGTAACAGACGTGCTTTTTGACCCCGATTTTTGCGACTTCAACCTGTGGGTAACGCGTCGCGCGCAAACGGTGGACGAGGACGGGATCGGCAGCGACAGCGAAGTTAAAACGCAGTTTGCTGGGGTTGTTACCATTGACCGCTCTCTCGAAAACCGACGTATGCAGTCCGGGCAGGTTATCAGTGGCGCGATTCTCATCGTGACAACTGAGCGGCTGACGCAGGGGCAGACTGGCCGTGACGCCGATATCGTGACGTACCAGAACCGTGATTATCGTGTGACATTCGTTGACCCGTACACGGCTTACGGTGCTGGCTTCGTCCAGGCACATTGTGAATTACTGCCGTTTGATGGGGGAACTCCCGTTGAGCAATAACACCAGCACAGAGCGCGGCTGGCTGACACCCACCAGCGGCGATCCGGATTATGACGAAGCGCTCGACAGGCTGTTAAGCCAGTGGATGCGCAACGTTTCCGGCTTGCCGGCTGGGATGGTTCGCCCGCGCTGGCAGAAAGATCAGCCGCCACTGCTACCCGTTGAAACGAACTGGTGCGCGTTCGGCGTTACCGGGTGGCCCATTGATAACAGCCCCGCATTCACCAGGCAGACCGACGAGGGCGCTCAGCTCTGGCGGCATGAAACGTTCGAGTGCATGGCGTCGTTCTATGGCCCGGCTGGTATGTCTTATGCGTCCCGTTTTCGCGATGGCATATCTGTCCCGCAAAACAATGCCGAGCTGAACGCGCTTGGTTTGTCCCTTGGCGACTACACCGGTCTGACCCCTTTCCCCGAACTTATCAACCAGCAATGGGTTCGCCGCTACGACATGACGGTGCGCCTGCGCCGGAAGGTTGTGCGCGAGTACGGCATCAAATCGCTGGTGGAAGCGCCAGTCACCTTTTTTGGAGAATAAACTATGACGCAGGGCTTACCTGTATCCAACGTTGTAAACGTTGATGTGATCATCTCGCCGAAAGCGGCTACTGGTCGTAACTTCGGCGCGCTGCTGATCCTCGGTTCTTCCACTGTCATTCCTGTGCAGGAGCGTGTTCGCCTTTATGCGTCCGTTGAGGGCATTGGCGAGGATTTCGGAGTCGACAGCCCGGAATATGAAGCGGCGCAGGTTTTCTTCAGCCAGTCGCCGAAGCCGACGCAGGTTTATATTGGCCGCTGGGCGAAGACGCTGACCTCTTCCGAAGGTGGAAGCGTGGAAACCGTTGTGCAAGCTGTTAATGCCTGCCTGCAATATACCAACTGGTATGGGCTGGTTGTCGCTGATGATGTTGCTGATGGCGCTGATGTGCTTGATGCTGACGACGTGATTGAGGTTGCTAAACTCATCGAAGCGTCCAGTTTGAGCCGCATTTTCGGGGTAACATCTGCCGACGCCGAGATTATCAGCACGACTTCGACGACCGATGTGGCGTCGAAATTAAAGGCTGGCAAGTATGCCCGTACCTTTATTCAGTATTCCACCAGCAGCCCTTATGCAGCGGTTTCAGCTTTCGGTCGCGCGTTTACCGTCAATTTCAACGGCAGCAATACCACCATTACCCTGAAATTCAAACAGGAACCGAGCGTAACCTACGAAACGCTGACGGTAGGCCAGGCAGCGGCTGTGGATGCGAAGAATGCGAACGTGTTCGTGTACTACGCCAACGACACGGCGATCCTGCAACAGGGTGTTATGGCGAACGGCGACTTCTTCGACGAGCGCCACGGGCTAGACTGGTTGCAGAACTACGTTCAGACCAATCTCTATAACCTGCTTTACACCAGCACCACCAAAATTCCGCAGACTGATGCCGGTGTGACCCGTCTGCTTTCCAACGTTGAGCAGTCCATGGATCAGTCCGTCACGAACGGTCTGGTAGCGGCTGGCGTGTGGAATGGCGGCCCTATCGGGCAACTGAATTCCGGCGATACGCTGACTAAAGGCTATTACGTCTATGCGCAACCGCTGGTGCAGCAGGCGCAGGCCGACCGCGAAGCGCGCAAAGCACCGTTAATTCAGGTGGCCTGTAAGCTGGCTGGCGCAGTTCATTATGCCGATGTGCAGATCAACGTGGTTCGCTAAGGAGCGATAAATGGCAACTTATTCTTTTCTCGATGTAACCGCGTCGCTCACCGGGCCGACCGGCGTTATCGATCTTGGTCAGGGTTCTGCGAACTCTGAGGAAGGTATCACCCAGACCATGGGCGGCAACAAGAACACCATGACCATCGGTGCTGATGGCGAAGTGATGCACAGCCTGCACGCCGATAAGTCAGGCACCATTACGGTAACGTTGCTGAAAACCTCACCCGTGAACAAGAAGCTGTCTCTGGCGTATAACGCGCAAAGCCAGTCCTCTGCCACCTGGGGCAATAACGTGATCGTCATTCGCAACACGGCATCGGGTGATATTTCTACTGCGCGTTCGTGTGCATTCCAGAAACAGCCTGATTTCAATAACGCCAAAGAGGGCGGAACTGTCGCCTGGGTATTCGATTGCGGCAAGATTGACCAGCTGCTCGGGGAGTTTTAACGCATGGAATTCGAAATTAAGGGCGTGAAATATCGCACCGCAAAGCTCAGCGTTTTCGAACAGCTGAAGGTGTCCCGCAAACTGTTGCCGGTGCTGGCAGAAATGGTTTCTGACTTCCGGAGCGTTCAGGAGAAGATCAGCAGCAAGGACACAGAAGGCGCGATGGCTACCATCCTGCCAAAGATTGCCAATGCTGTGTCCGAACTGAGCGATGGCGATGTGGACGCTATCCTGTTCCCCTGTCTTTCCGTCGTATCACGCGAGCATATGAAAGGCTGGGTGCCGGTCTGCCAGCGTGGCGAAATGGCGTTTGACGATATCGACCTGCTGACCATGCTGCAACTGGTGGCGCGGGTGGTCGCCGACTCGCTGGGAAATTTTTTGCAAGGACTCCCTACCAGCGAGATGCCCACCCCGCCAGCGGAATAACCTTCAACAGCCTGCCGGGCGGTGAAGATTTTATTCTTCGTCCGGCGCTTGCCTTCCATATTGACCAGAAAGACCTTAACAGCGGTGCGGTAGACCTCTGCCGCATCGCGCTTCTCAATGACTACCTCGACATGCGCGAGGATAACGACGCCCGGGTAGATAAATGGAGAGCGGCCAATGAGCGGTAACGCAGATACGATTAAAGACTTCCTTGTTTCGCTGGGATTCGATATCGATCAGGCTGGCGCTAATAAGTTTGAAGCCGTGCTGAAAGGCGTTACCGCGAACGTTCTGAAGGTCGGTGCGGTGGTGGAAGGCGCAGCGCTGAGCATTGTTGGGTTTACCACCCAGATCGCGAATGGTCTGGATAAGATTTACTGGGCATCCCAACGGACGGGGGCCAGCGTCCAGGGCATCAAAGCGCTGGGCTATGCCGCATCGCAAACCGGTGCCAGCGCAGAGGCGGCTATGTCTTCCCTTGAAGGCCTCGCCGGGTTTATGCGAAGCAACCCTGGCGCGGAAGGCTTCCTGAACCGCCTTGGTGTTCAGACCCGCGATGCCAGCGGAAAGATGCGTGATACTGCGGCCATCTTTACTGGCGTTGGGCAAAAGCTTAACGGCATGCCTTATTACCGTGCGAAGCAATACGCGCAGATGCTCGGCATTGACGAAAACACGTTGATGGCGATGCGCAGAGGGATGGGCCAGTTCAGTTCTGAGTATGCGTTGACGGCAAAGCGTATTGGTTTTTATGCTGAGTCAGCGGCTAAACAGTCCAATATTTTCATGACCTCCATGCGTAATCTGACGATGACGCTTGGACAGGCGAAAGACAAGATTGGCTCTAACCTGGCTGGTGGCCTTGCTGGCAGTATTGATAACTTCCGCAGGCAGATACTCGACAACTGGCCGAAGATTGAAGCGGTCATCACGAAGATCATTAAAGGCATTCTCTGGGCAGGTGACGCGATTACCCGCGTGTTATGGCGAACTGGGCAAGCTGTTGAGGGTGTGATCGCCTGGTTCAAAAAGCTGAACCCAGCCACGCAGCAGCTTATCGCATTGTTCAGTGGGCTGTTGGTTGCATGGCGGCTGCTAAATACCGCTTTTATTTCATCACCCTTGGGCATGATAACGACGCTTATTATTGCGCTGGGGCTGCTCTGGGATGATTACCAGGCGTGGAAAGAAGGCGGCAAAAGCCTGATTGACTGGGGGAAATGGAAGACTGAAATTGATCAGGCCGTCAAAATGATTGGCGATCTGAAAAAGACTGTTACGGATCTGACAAAAGCGCTGGCTAAGTTGCTCGGCATCGACCCCAAGTCATGGTCCTTAAAGTGGGATTTTAGCAACTTCATTTCACAAATGGGTGAGTTCGGCAAGATGCTGAACATGATCGCTGATTTGCTGAATGCCATAAAAGATGGCAACTGGGCGCAGGCCGCTAGTATAGGCAAACAGCTGCTAAATCAGGGCAGCGGGCAACCGAGTGCCACACCGGCGGTAGAGGATAGCGCCAACAGAAGCGCTGACTGGGTTAAGGAGAATCTGGGATTTGACCCGCGCAGCGTAGGCAGAACCATTCGCGGGTGGTTTGGTGATGATGAACCCGACCAACATGCTCAGTCTGTAAAACGTCCCCGCGCATCCGCTCAGGGCAAGGTGTTGCTCGACTGGATGGGGCCAATGTTCAATAAGCTGGAATCGCTCTACCAGCTACCGGCTGGCCTGTTGAAAAGCGTAGCTATCACCGAGTCAGGTGGTAATCAGTTCGCCATGTCCAGCGCGGGTGCAAAGGGTCTGTTCCAGTTTATGGATGGAACGGCGCGCGACATGGGTCTGCGTGGGAATGATGTATTCGACCCGGAAAAGTCAGCTCAGGCAGCCGCTAAATACCTTAGCCAGTTGTTAAGGCAGAACGGCGGAGACCTTAGCAAAGCACTGGCATCATATAACTGGGGGATCGGTAATGTTAAGCGTTATGGAATGGGGCTAATGCCGCAGGAAACGCGCAACTACATTCCGAAAGTGATGAGCAATATGCCCACCAGCGCCCCGGTGATTCAGCAGGAAACGAACATTAACATCCACGGCGTTTCCGATCCGCGCGAGGCTGCCCGTTTGACTGTTGACCGTCAAAAGGGCGTGAATTCACAGTTAACCCAGCAACTCCCCGCAGGACCGAGATAATGGATATTTTATCGGCGATTTTTCGCCAGCAATCCCGGCGAATTGGCCTGCTGATCCCCAGCGTGGTCGTCTCCGAAAAGCATTCTGATGCGCTCGAAATTACTGAGCACCCGGTGGAGAAGCCAACAACGAATAGTGCCTCGGGTTTCATCGCCGATCATGCGTACAAGCGCCCCAGTGAAGTCACAATGGAATGCGGCTTCGCTGGTGGCGGTTCGTTGCTGGACTTCATTGATACATCTTCAATCGGCCTCAGTGCCGGACTGAGCCCGAAAGAGACCTATCAGCAACTGCTGGATCTCCAGTCCTCTCGGGTGCCGTTCGATGTAGTGACCGGAAAGCGGGTGTACAGCAATATGCTGGTGCGCGCCATCGAAGTGACAACGGACAAAACCAGCGAGAACGTGCTGAACTGCACGCTTACCCTGCGTGAAGTGATCATGTCGCAAACGCAGAGCGTTAGCGTTGCTGATAAATCAGATATGCAGGATGGCGTCAGCACATCGGCGGTGCAAAATTCCGGGACGAAATCCACTACACCACCAAACGAATCATTGCTGAGCCAGCTGGGCGGAAGCGTTACATCAGCATTCGGGGGATGATATGCAGTTTAACGAAATACCGCTTTCTCCTGACAATCAGCAGTTCCGCGTTTTGCTGGGCAATACCACGTATACGCTCAGGATCATCTGGCGCGATGCGGCTGGCTGGATCATGGACGTGATGGATAGCGGCGGCGCTGCGCTTCTTTCTGGCGTACCTCTCCTGACCGGCGTGAACCTATTACGACAATATCCACAGCTTGGCATTGATGGCGCGCTGGTGGTGGTGACCGATAAGGGCGCACCAGACGAGCCAACCAAAACCAACCTCGGCACATACAGCCACCTCATTTTCGTACAGGAGTAGAAATGTCTCTTAACTGGATGCGCCATTTTGAGCTGCAACTGTTGGACCAGAACGGGCAGGGCGTTTCCCTGTCCGACTTTAAGGTCACGTTCCAGATCGAGTGGGCAGACACACGCTGGCCGCGCGTGGCAAACGTGAAAATTTACAACCTTTCGACCGATACCACGAACAAGATACTGGGGCAGGAGTTTGCCAAAATTCGCATCATTGCCGGGTATGACGGTATAGCGCCGGATGTTGATGCGAGTCAGGTTGGTGTGGCCCGGGAGATTTCACCAGACCAGATAGGGCAGGTGAACGGTCAGAACTATGGGCTGATTTTTGACGGTGATATTCGCTTCACCGTCACCGGGAAGGATAACATTACCGATTCCTGGGTGTTGATTCAGGCTATTGGTGATCACGAAGCGTTCCTTTATGCGACCACCATTACCACGCTTGCCGCTGGCTATACCGTTGCGGATCTGCACCGGGCGACGATGCGGGATTTCAACGCGTTCGGCGTGACTCAGGGCATTACCGGCGATTTTCCTGATACCGTGTTTCCTCGTGGCCGCGCGATTTACTCATCCAGCCGCAACGTGATGGATAATATTGCTGCGCAGTGCAAAGCGACATGGCAGCTGGTGGATGGTCAGGTCCAGATGGTGCCGGAGGATAAATATATTCACGAAGCCATTGTGTTGAATGCCGATACTGGCCTGATCGGTATGCCGCAACAAACGATGGGCGGCGGAGTAAACGTGCGGTGCCTGATAAACCCAAACATCCGTATTAATGGTCTTATCCAGCTCGATCAGGCTTCGGTGTACCGCGCCGCGCTTGGCAATAGCGAAATCGCACAGTCGCCCGGGCGTATCACTGAAACGGAAGAGAACGGCAACCGCGTGCTGACCGGCACAATGTCACAGGCTGCCAGCATTGCGACGGATGGCGTTTATATCGTCAAAGCTATCGACTATACTGGCGACACCAGAGGTCAGGCGTGGTACATGGACCTGATGTGCTTTGCGCGTGGGGCTCGTGACCTGATTAGCCAGTCGACTATAGCTCGCTCAGGAGGAAATTAAGTGGGTACAAATAAGAACGGAATTCGATATAGCGCACTTTTTCTTTCCGGGTTGCTCTTATCCGGGTGCGCGAGTGCAGGCTTTAATTCCGCGCAGAACGCTGAGTACAAAAGACGTCCAGGATGGCAGCCGATAGTAATTTTATCGACAGATGATTGTCAGACATGGAAATCTAAAGGGAAGTCACTAATTGACTGGAGTGGCGAGACCTGTGGTCCTGACGGGTTGATTAAGGCAATCAATAAAAAGCCGGAGAATATACCAGCTTTTTATGCTGCATATCATGAGTACGGCACAGGTGGAGTTAGGGCTATCGATGTAAGAGATAATTCTCAGCTAAATTATCTCAATTTTGTAAATGATTTAGCTAAGAAACTTTCTTCTTCGGCTGTTGTATCAAAGATTTATGATGATTATGTCATTGATAGAAAACCCATGGGGCTCGCAGAGGTTTCACGAGAAAATTTTGTAAAACAGCTAAATGAGTTATCGCTGAAGCAACCCGCCATCTATCAAAAAATGAACGACGTAGCCAAGGCTGATTACGAGAAAAGTAGTAATGTTCACAGTAACGAAAAGCTTGGCGTGAATTACAAAACAGTCTGTGGTCCTTATACGATTGATCTGTCTTCTGCTGATGGTTGGGCCAGAATTAATGGCGTAAAACCAGAGACGCAAAAAATTAGTCTAATCGGCTCTGGTGGCAGCACTAAAGGGGAACCGGATAACATCAAGATGGAGTGGATGGCTGCCACTAATCAACCCGGTCGCTGGGTCGGGCTTGAGTACATCAAGCGCAACGGAAAAGCCATTCTCAACGCACAGTGGTTGCAAGCCAGTATGGATTCGCCGCGTCAGTATGCAACATACGACTGCCGAAAAGTAAAATAGCCCGCCAGATAGGCGGGCATGCGTCAAAAATATTGAGCTTTAATTATAATAAACACAATAATTACGAACAGGATGTTTCTAATTATTTTTTGCTTATGAGTAAGTTGTTTTTTTTCTGTCGATTTCCCGGGAGAGTAAAGGTTAGTGGTATGTGATAGCCCCGTGCCGGGAAGGCCATTTGTCATCTTTACGCCTTTTTTCCCGATGTTAATGGTGGAACCTTTACCACCAATCGAAGTGCTTACTCCGCTTTTGCTAATGTTGATCGCGAGTCCGGGCGCAATCCGGATTCTTTTACGAAATCTAAATCCCATTTGTTACTCCTGTAGTCAAGAATGCGATGGTGCGGTTCCACTCTATGGCGGCTTCATGGTTGAAATTGATTTTCAATGCTTACTTGTTGCAAACATATCCTAATACACCTTGTGAATGTGTGCCATTGCAGCGGAAAAGCCTTACTTCACACTGATGTAGCTTAGTTACTAAGAGATAATTGATACCAAACCAGCTTCGGCTGGTTTTTTTATGGGGTTTTTATGCCAATTCCAACTCAATCACAGATCGGCGGTGAGCAGCAGACCGCGCAGGCCATTGCCGATTCGGTGTCTACCCAGATGCGCGTGGCGATGCCAGGCATCATTCAGTCGTTCGATCCTGACACTGTTACCTGCACAGTTGAAGTGGCGCTTCGCGGTATTGTTGGCGATGGCTCCACCGAATTAAAACCGCTGGTGGATGTGCCTGTCATCTTCCCGCGCGGCGGCGGTTGCACGCTGACCTTTCCGATTAAAGAAGGCGACGAGTGCCTGCTAATCTTTGCCGACCGTTGCATCGATTTCTGGTGGCAGAGCGGCGGAGTTCAGGAGACCGTCGACCCGCGTCAGCATGACTTGTCTGATGCGTTCGCCATCGTTGGCCCACAGTCGCAAGCGCAGAAAATCAGCGCTATCAGTACCAGCGCTGCGCAGCTGCGAACCGATGATGGCGCGGCGTTCGTAGAGGTCGCCGCAGGACATAACATCACCGTTAAAACACCGGGCCAGCTTACAGCTACGGCTGAAGGGGGAACGACAATCACATCCCCGACTATCACGCTGAACGGCAACGTAACGATTAACGGCAACTTGTCTCAGGGAATGGGCGAAAGCGGCGGTACTGCGACGATGCTCGGACCGGTGACGGTAACGAATGACGTAAAAGCTTATGGTGTCAGTGTCGCCACGCATAAACATGGCGGAGTTCAGACTGGCGGGGGAACTACTGGAGGTCCGCAATAATGCGATACCGACGAGAGGATGCTGACGGCGATTACACTTTCGGGCAGGGTGATGATACCTTCCTTATCGACAGTCCGGAGTGTGTCGCCCAGGCCGTAAAAACCCGTTTCGAACTGTGGCGCGGTCAGTGGTTTCTCGATCTGACGGAAGGCACGCCGTATGTTCAGTCAGTGCTTGGGAAGCAGCGATCAGACGTCTACATCCTGGCTATACGCGAACGCATTCAGGACACACCGGGCGTTCTGTCGATTCTTTCCTTCGATACCAATTATGACGGCACCAGCCGCCGCGTCACTTTCACTTCCTCCATCGACACAATCTACGGCCAGACGACTGTAACAAGCGAGGCATAAATGGCTTTGAACCTCGACACGCTGGGGCTATCGGCAACGGTAACCGCCCAGGGGATTAGTGCGCCTGATTACCAGACAATCCTCGATACACTGACCAGCTATTTCAGGCAGATTTACGGTAGTGATGCCTACCTCGAACCAGACAGCAAAGACGGGCAGATGGTCGCGCTGGTGGCTCTTGCCGTGCATGACGCTAACAATACCGCTATCGAGATCTACAACTCGTTTTCACCGACGACAGCGCAGGCCGCAGCGCTTAGCAGCAATGTAAAAATTAACGGGATCACGCGAAAAGTAGCGACAAACTCTACTGCTGACCTTGTGTTAACCGGTACGGCGGGCACGACTATCACGAATGGCTCTGCACGGGATAAAAACGGCATTATCTGGAATTTTCCCGCAAGCGTATCGATCGGCGTTGATGGTACTGTACTGGTGACGTCCACATGTGCGAATAGCGGTTCGGTTGCGGCGATGGCCGGAACTATCACCACCATTAACACACCGACTCGCGGCTGGGTGTCGGTAACCAACCCGGCTGCGGCAACTGTCGGTTCACCAGCCGAAACCGACGCAGAGCTGCGCATTCGGCAGGGGCAAAGCGTCGCGCTACCATCGATCACACCGTTTGAAGGTGTCGACGGTGCGATCGCCAACGTTGCAGGCGTGACGCGTCACAAGCTCTACGAGAATGATACTGGTGCTACCGACAGCAACGGGCTGCCGCCGCACTCAATTTCCGCCATCGTCGATGGAGGTGATGTTACCGAGATAGCCCAGACAATCCGGGGGAATAAAGGGCAGGGAACGGCAACTTACGGGACAACTTCTGTAACGGTATCGGACACCTACGGCAACCCGCACGTGATTCGCTTCTCGCGGTCTACTGACGTCCCGATTTATGGGCATATCACACTGAAGGCATTCACCGGCTATACGTCGCAAATTGGCGTACAGATTCAGCAGGCCGTCGCGGATTACATCAACGGGTTGACGATCGGTGACGATGTGCTGCTGAGCAGGATTTATTCTCCGGCGAACCTCGGTGTAGTGAGTGGTGGCAACGCGCGCTACTACGACATACAGGAGCTGCTGATTGGCAAATCAGCCGGTAGCGTCGCGGCGGCAAACATCATCATCGCTTACAACGAATCCGCGTCGTGTAAACCCGAAAACATTGTTCTAACGGTGACGTCATGAGCAAGTACACGGACTTAATCACCAACTATCACGCCACGAAGCCGAAGTTTTTTGATCACGTCGACCTGAGCACTCGGCCCCTGATTGATATCACTGCCGCCACCAGAGGGCTGGTAAGCGCGTTTGATATCGATACCGCTGTCGGCGTCCAGCTCGATACGCTCGGCCTCTGGATTGGTCGCAGTCGCATAGTCAGCCAGCCGATTAGCGGTGTTTATTTCAGCTGGGACACTGAAGGGCTCGGATATGACCAGGGCGTATGGCAGGGGCCATTTGACCCTGATGCAGGCTATACGGCGCTGAGCGATGACACCTACCGCATCGTTCTAAAGGCAAAAATCGCCATCAACAACTGGGACGGCCGCAATGATTCGCTGCCCCCCATCCTTGACGCTGCGACTGCCGGTTCTGGCCTGAAGATGCAGATCGTGGATAACCAGGACATGACCGTTTCTGTGTGGGTGTTTCCTGAAACCGATATTTCGGATGTTTCTCTGGAACTGATTGCCGCAATAAAGCAGGGATATCTGACGGTAAAAGCGGCCGGTGTGTGGGCTGGCGATATTCAAACACCCTCTGTGGAAACCCCCTCAGTGGGAAATCGTTTTTTTGGCTTCGACTTAGACAATGAATATATCGCCGGATTTGATGACGGCGCATGGGAGATGAAACTCTAATGGCTACCAATGAATTTAAACCGTTTGCTACCGGAACTGGCGCTAATGTCACCCCACAGAATGAGTGGGAGACACTCCCTGCGTTACTGACGGGGTTTAGCAGCGGAAAGGCGAGCAGTGCTCAGGTAAATAAAGCAATCCGTCAGGCATCATTCATTGCCTCTGCTCTTGCTCAGTTTGTAAGTGATAACGCCAACCTTAATGTTCTCGATGATGGTGATATTGCAGGTTTTAACAGTAAGTTAAAAAGCGCGTTTGCGAAGCAGTATTTATCACGAAACAACCCATTCAGTGATATCAAGGCTGACGGGTCAGTCAATGCTGCGAAAATTAACCTTAACCTTCAGGCATTTAATAGCTCCGGGTCAACCACTACTGTTTCTGCGCCGACCTCAGGAGTGTTCTTCTATGTTACCGATTCAGGTAACTGGGGAGTTATTGATTCGGTCGGAAACCCACTCCCATTACCTATTGCGGGTGGTGGTACTGGCGCAAA